TGGTGGGGACGGTAATGCTTGCTGGAGTGGTTGGTGCGCTATTATAAATAATCGTATAACATCCGTCTGAATCTGTGGAATCAGAGACCAGGAGATCAGCGGAAAGATTACAAGCGGGGCGAAGGCCGAAGCTGCCGTCGTAAGCGCTGTTCCAGCTCAGCGTGCCATTGGCGGGGATGTAGCGGACGAAGTCAGACGAGGCGGCGTAGGCGTCACGAACCCACCAATGCCAAAAAGCGCCTGAGGAGGGACCGCTTTGATAGTTGGAATTTGCTGCACATTCTGCTGTTACCCTTGCCATTCGACTGGTATCATTGCTAAAAATTGCAAGCTTACTGCCGCAGACATGATCTCCTGTAAATCCAACTTCGGTGCAGGATAACAGAAAAATTTTATCTACACAGACATCTGTCCCACCACCGTCCGTAGAACTCTTTCCAGCTTTAATTGTTGTATTTATAAGTGAATTACGTTCATTTGTGGTGAATGCATTGAGAAAACCTGCTTTACTTTGATATACGTTAATTGCTACATTATTGTCCACAAATACATTTGCGGCAGACGGAGGAGCATCCGCACTGTGTTGTGCAGCATACCACGCGTTTGCGCCAGCGGAACTATTCATCCATTGGTGAATATTCGAATAGACATAGCGGTTATTTCCATAGTTTTTCCGATCAATGTCAGTATTACTGGGTTCTTTTGCATCAAAGCATAACATTTTAATGATCTTTTCTGATACCAGCGTGACACTGTTTGACGGATAACCACTGTGGTTTTTGTCTGCAACTAACCAGACAATTGGTTTGCTGTATAATTTGCCAAACTTCACTTTAGATTTCAGGGGAAGATTGCTTAGTTTTTGAGCCATATTCTAACCTCCTAACATTCCAATCTTCGCAAACTCTCATTCCAAACGCCAGCGGACAGCGTAACCCCACTCAAATCCGTAAACGCAATCTGGAATGGATTGGTAGTGATATCGTTGAAAACCGCATCCCACAATGTGTTGATCTTGCTGGTGTTTTGGGAAATCTGGTTTTCCATGGCGGTTACGGCCTGTTTCGCTTCATTTGCGATTTGTACGGTTTGCTGTGCCAAGTCCAGAAAAGACTGGAAATCCGCTGTGGTTACAAAGGCAGAAGCATCAAAGGCTAAGGTTACGCTTACGTCATTTGCCGATAACGCAATGGAAACCGGGAATCTGCGGATATCCCCCAGCCCCGGCATGACATACTGCGGGTAGTCTCCGAGCGTCGCATAATACAAAAGGATTTCCCCTTCGTCCGGATCCTCGGCAAAAATTCCGTACTCATTTAAGACAAACATACTTTGCCCTTTGTTTTGGTACTGGAGGGTAAAAACAACGCTTCCATCCTGTACGATTGGAAGCGTTGCGGTCCCTGCTTCTTTGGGTGAAAGCAGTTCAATGAAGGCTTTCGGGTCTTGGCCGGACAGCTTGCCATCCCCGAACATCACCCGAGTAATGTTCAGTTTCCCTCCGGCTAACACTTTGGTCAGTAACGCCCTTCCCTGATTGGTAATAACAAATCCGTATTCGCTCATGTTCCCTCTCCTTCCATTGGCGGCAATACCGTTTCTGTGATGCAGTAACTCCCGCCGGCGACATGCAAAGCCTTTTGAGGCACCATCATTTGAATGGAATAGTCCCAGGCTAAATGCGCGGGTTTCATTTCCTCCATAGCCTTTTTCAAACCTTCCCCGATCTCTCCGCTTTCTATCCTTCGTTCCAGAATCAGGGAAAAACGGTACTCGCCGAAATGTTCTTTTAAAACCGTTTCCCCTTCGGAAAACGCTGCCGCAATGCCGCGGATGCTTTCCGGGGTAACGCTGCCAATTGCACGCATTTTGGAATACAGGACTTCCCTGCGTTCCTGTTCGGGTTTGGAAACATCCACCGGGATGCCGTAAATCTGTTCCCAGAAGGACAGCCCCCAGGAAGCGGTACACACTTGCAGCTGGTTTAAAAAGTCCAGATATCGGTCATACAGACGCTCTGTCTGCCAGCCCATGACTTCCAGCAGATCCGCCGTTTCCGGGCTGTCCCCATAGCTTTGCGGCAAATAGTTTAGTAAATTCATACCATGAATCCCTCCCCCAGTACCGGAACTGATCCATTCGGTATGATGAGGTTTTCTGTTGTCTTGTTGATCGTCAGGGCGGTAAAGTTATCTACGCCTGGGATACTCAGAAGCAGAAACGCCACCCGGTTATATGGTACGGTATCTTTTGTGAGGGCAAGTTCCTGAAAGTATTCCTCCAGTTTTTTGAAAAACTCCGTCTTGACGGTTTCCAAAACCGCACCCTCTGCCAGCTGTACCGACGCGGCAACATCCACCGGGAACGCCCCTGCACTCTCTACTGTTACCTGTGCGCCGATTGGCCGCACAGCTTCAATATGTTCCAGACAGCTTTGCACGATGGCCGCATCGACAGGCTTTTTATCATCCCCGACTAAAATGACTTTGACTGTGCCTGGACCATTCCAAACGGGAAACACTTTCGCCACGCCAACGCCCGGCGTTTCCATAGCCCATGCGAGATAGTCCGCAATATTCCCCGACGTTGCGCGGTTTTTACGGTACTGATCCAGACGGGAAAATAAACTTTCATCCGTTTCCTGATCTGCGCCGCCCTCGGCTGCCTGTGGGTTTGTGACCTGCTGCACACCGCTAACAGGCGTTACCAGTGTAATTAATGTATTTGCAGGTACGTTGTATTCTGTTCCCACGTTTTGAGATATGGCCGGAACTTGCACAACATCATCCGAAATCCTTTGGGGTTCTTCCACTGAAAACAACAGCCCGCCTTGTGTACTGACCGTTGTTCCGGCTGGAATAATGGTACCGTTCTGCCCGGTAAATTCCAAAAGCACACTGGCCGGAGTTCCTAACTTTCTCATGATCCCGTACTCGGCGCAGCGTGCTTCTAAATATTCCCCGCTGGTTTCATCTACAAAGGAAATCGGCAGCATTTTGTTTAAGGTTTTGTATGCCCCAAACAGCGCCAGGCCAACTGTCGCGAGTAAATCTCTTGTGTAACTGCCCTCGTTGGTTTGCAGGCCCGTTGAGAGGTTTTCAACCATTTCCTGTGTCAGGGATTCCGGCGTGGTTTGCGGGAATAAATCAGTTTGCACTTAGTTCCACCTCCCCATAAATTGTTTGGACTTTGACGGATATTGTGAATGTGCTGTCCTCAAAGCTGACTTTGACCTGTTCCACCCGTTCAATGTAAGGGCAGATTTCAAGTGCTTCCTTGACATACCGGATCGCCTCGGACTGTTTGAGTTCGTCGGAAAAGTCACTGCCGATTAAGGTTTCCAATTCGTTTCCATAGTCCCACGTGTATGCTTCATAGCGGTATCGGTCGGTATGCAGGGCTTTCCAAATCCAGACCTTTACCGCTTCAAGACCAGTACGCTCCATGGGTTTGCCATCCCGGAAAATGGGGGCATTGTTTTCAAAATCCCAGGCTATTTCCCGGCATAACGGCAACGTGTTTTCCTGCTGTATGGTTTCTGGTTGAATCGCTGGAAACAAAGTCCTTGTCATACCGCCACCGCCTTTGCGAGAATGAAATACCGGGAATCGTCCCCATCCAAGGGCAGACAGATTACTTGATCTCCTGCCTGCAAAGGGCGTTTCCAGATATGTTCACCCAGCTGGATTTCTGCCATCAGTAAATCATTTATCATGAGTTCGTCCCCATGATATTGAAGCCCTGCAATTTCTACGGTAAGCGGGGTAGCAGACTTTACCACTCCCAGACGAAAAGTAGGGCGGATTTGCTCTTGCGCTACGCCTTTCATGGTGTCGATAAACTGTGCAAATGGGTTTCCTTCCATGTTATTTCGCCTCCGTTCCTGCGTCTTTTTCATCCATGAGGTTACGGAAATTCAGTGTCAGCTTGTTTTGGTACAGGCCATTTTTCCAACTGTGGGTATCGCTGTCGATCCAGAAAAGACCGGATAATCCGGTTTTGCTGTCTTTGAGTATTACAGCATTTCCGGTGATATAGTTCGGGTTGCCAAGGTTTTGCACCGTGATTTTCTGTTCTTCCCGCCCGTCCTCTAACAATCGTTTTGCCTGATTTGTCAGGTTTTCCCTGCTCTGTTTGAGCATGGTTTGACACAGGCCAAACTGCTTGATATCCTCCTCGTTTTTGAGCGTTTGCAATACTTTGTCGTTTTCGTCCACGATCACGACCTGATTGACCATATTGGTGACACTTTCGGTCACGCTGGAGGAGAGCAGATTCACCCCGGATTGCAGAATGGGCATCCCGCTTTTTTGCGCCTTTTCCCTGATGCAAAGTTTCGTCCCCTCAAAGCGCACGATATATTTCTTTTTCAGCTGTTCCCCGGCTGTGGTGTAGGCTGACTGAATCATATCATAGAGACTGCGCTGGATAAAATTCTTTTTCAGTTTCACCCCTGTGTTTGCAATCTCGCCCAGTTCGATCCCATACTTTTTTGCAAGCGTCTGGACAAGCCCTTCCGGTGTCAGGCTGGACGCTTTAATCGTATCCGTATTCTTTTTCAGGATTCGCCCACCGTCAAAGACAGTCAGGGTGACAAGGCTGCTTTCACTCGTTTTTAACCTGCTCTCAATATTCCCGGAAAATAACAACTCATTTTCATGATAGAGTGAAAGATGATTGCCGTTTTTGTACGAAATATTTTCCCATTCCGGTTTATAGAAATGATGATCTTTGTTTGGCTTATCGCAATTCTGGCTAACGATACAGACTTCCAGTGTTCGGGCACATTGCTGATAGTCCCCGGACAAGGTTGCTTTTTGGGTCAGCTGGGAGATATCAAAACTTCCTTTGGAATTTGTCAGGATCAGCTTCATGATGCCAGCTCCTTTTTGTCCGGGATTTTCAGGATTTGTCCGGGGAAAATCAGGTTTGCATTTTTGATACTGTTATAGGTTGCCAACTTCCAACACAAAGCAGGTTGACTGTAAAACTTGCGGCAGATTCCCCATAGGGTATCCCCACGCACTACTTTGTACGTCTGGGCGTTTTGGGCAGAAGAATCCCCGGTACGGGGTTTGTTGCCGCCAGTGGATGCTGCAACTGTGCTGACCTGCGGGACAGCCAGTTCCCGCCAT